TAATCATGTTTTATTTAATTCTAAAAATCAACCTTTATCTTCTATCACTCTTAACCAACGATTAAACAAAATATTTAAAGGTCGTAAAATAAGCGTGAATCAAATGAGGCACACTTTCATGAGTGATAAATACGCTGATGTGGTTAAAGCAGAAAAAGAGATGGGTGACGATCTAAATAAAATGGGGAGTAGTCTCTTACAAAAAAACGTTTATGTTAAATTATGAATTATATTTGGGTTATTCATTTTATCATTTTTTACTTTTAATCTATAGGCTTTTTGGTAGGCATTATAAGCTTCTTTGTGAGCTTGTCTATATTTCAATAAATTTAATTTTACTTTTTCTTTATTATTTTCATAGTAAAATTTAGCATATTCGTTAGGGGTTCTAGAAGGCGTATTATTATTCATATTTAGACTATGTTGTTCAAATAGTTCTCTTTCTCTTTTTCTTGCTTCTAAACCATCGGCACAATTAGCTTTCTCTATTAAAACCATTGACCAGTTATCCCATCCTCCATTTTCTCTTATAATTTTATATAGTTTATAATTATATCTTGAGTGGCTGGGATAATTGCATGCTATTTTGTGATTGGCTTTTCTACAATTAAAATTGGCTGTTCCTCCAACATATGCGTCTTTTACATTAATATTATTACAAACAATTTTATAAAAATAGTAATTTTGATAATCTATAGTAGATTTTGGCATTATTATATAATGTTAGTTAGGAAATAATTTTTTTTAATTTTATTAAATTTAAAAAAAATTAGATATTTTTATTTTTTATTTTCATATGTCTAAGGCTGATTTTTCATCCTCATCATCTTCTTCATTGTCTATAAACTCGTCGTTTATTGGTTCTATTTGTTTAGTATTTATTAGATGTTCTTTTAATTCATTTATTTTAATAGTATAATAAATGCCTTTATTTGTTCTTTTTTTAATAATAAAATTTTCATATAATTTTAATTCAATCCCAAATTTATTATTATTATATTCATAATTGAAATTATTAGATTTTAAATAATTAGTAAATTTTAAATATAAGTCATTAGCATTTATAATAAACTCTTTACTATTTTTAAATATTAAATCTTCATAAAATGTTATTATAGGTGATCTTGTAGCCTCTTTAACATTATTATAAGCTTCAGTTTTTGGTCTATTATTTGTAAAGTCATAATTATTAATATCAATATTCATTAATAAATCATAAAAAGATTTATCATAAAGTTTACTTTCAATTTCTTTATTTAAATTTAAAAAGTATTCATGATTATTAGCTATTTTATGATTACATTCAAACACCATAAAGCGGCGGTCGTTTTCATTAATTTTTACTGGGTTTTTATTATTAGATAAAAAAATAAAGCTTATACAATTAGTATTTATAAAGGGTTCATATCCTTTCTTTTCTATTGTGTTTTTTTCGTTGGTAATAGATGCTTTAATTTTATCTGATAAATTAAAGGTGTCTTTTCCTGATGTTTCATTAACAACTATTAAAACTTTATCTTGAATTATTCCATTAAATCTTCCAAAAATTAAATCAATATTTTCCGTATTAACATAAAATTTTTTACCTAAAATTGAATTTCCAAACCAATTTAAAAAAGTATCTTTACCGCATCCGTCAATAGATTGTAACACTATAGCCGTTCTTGTTGTTTCTGTTGGTTTTTGTACTTTTTGAGCTAGAAACTTTAAAAAATAATTATAGCATTCTTCATTGTTTCCACATAAATTTTTAATATGTTTATTCATTAATGAATCATTAAAATTTAAATTATTACTTTCTAATTTTTCTGCTTCAAATGCTGTAAAAGTATTATAAACATTTTGAGGAGCTTGTTTTTTAGGTAAGAAATCTATAGTATCATAAGTATTAATTTTTTCATCTTTCAACCATTCAGAAACAAAAGGACATTTTTTTATTATTGTATCTCCTGTTTTATTATTATATTCTTTTTTTTCATATTGAAGATTTTCATAAACTGTTAAAAAATCTGCTTTCTTTCTTACTATTAATTCTTTATTTTCATCTATAGTTACAAAGGAAATAGGATTTATCAGCTTAAAATTATTCTTTTCAAATTTATATTTAATTTCTTCGTAGCTATTCCCATCAATATTAATTATTTGATGATCATCTAAAATATCTAAATAATCTTCGTTCATTTCTTTTTGTGTAAATTTTAATATTAAATTAAATTTATTTTTTATTAATTCTGATAACTCGTTTAATAATTGAGGTTCGTATAATTCTTTACTAATCATTAAACCATCGGCACATAATACACACTCTTCATTATTTATATAGTTTTGATTTTTACAATATAAATAAACCTCTTCTAAAATTCTATTTTCTATTTCTTGTAAATAATAAGAGATTATAGAGCTTTCTTTTTCTTCGTCTTTTACATCTTTTACGGCTTTGCATAAATCGGGGTTATGTAATATAATTTTATTTGTAATTGTTTTTAATTGTAGTTCTAAATTTGTTATATCGTCATATTTAATTTTACTTTTATTTTCTGTTAACCATTTTTCGTATGATCCTAAATATAATAATCTTATAAATAGTTTTTTAGCTTCTTCTCTACTAACTTTATATTTGTTCATCACTTTAGATAAATAATAATCACGTTTTAATACATACTTTTCTAAATGTTCACAATCTATATTATTTAATTTACAAATTTGATATAATATTGCGGGGTGGGCGTTTTCTACATCTACATCTACGAAATGATTTTTAGCTAGTGTGTGTCTTATTTGTCTTCTTATTGAGAAGAGGCCTAAACCTTTATTAGGGTTTACGCGGCCATATTTAATTTTACTTTTTTTATATGTAATAACTGCCCTATTGTCTTTTATTAATTTCCTATATTTTAAAAGCTGTTCCTTTTCATTAGTATTAAATACTTCTGCTTGGGGGTTGTGAAAAGTTTCTAAAAGTAAATCAGATGATATTAATTTATCTAAAATAGATGTATCAACTGGTTCGTATAAAGTTAAGCCGTCTAAAACTGATTTTTTAAATGTTAATTTTAAATTAAAATTATTTTGTGTCATATAATATAATATACAAATTAATTTTTTAAATACTTTTTTATTTTTTTTTTAGTATTTAAAAAACTAAAGGTTTTTTTTTTCTAAATTTTCTAATTTTTCTAATTTTTTCTTATAATAATATTCTCTTGCTTGTTTTCTATGGTTTTCTATAAATTCGGGGTCGTTTTTAACCTTTTCGTAATGGCGCCTTCTAATAGTGTTTAAAATATCTTTTTTACTTGGATCTTCTCTATATTGCTTACATCTTTCTTTCTGTTTTGGCGTGTAAGTACTATAAATATAAATAATTTTAATTTCTGTATTTTCTTTATTTTCTGTCATATATAATATATGAGAATAATTTTTTAAACCTTTTTTTTAATTATATTTTGTCATAAAAAAGGGGGCTTACCGGTTTCCCGTTTTTTTATTCTTTTTATTTTATTTTATTTAGTGTAGGCAGTGTAGGCACCGTGTAGGCACTCAAAAAAGAGCCTACACTAGGTATTTAATTTTTTATTTTATTATCATAGTTCATTTTACATCTATTTTTTTTAAATAATAATAATAATAATAATAATCATGTAGATGGTGTAGGCAGTGTAGGCACTTTTATTTGTCCCACAAAAAATAAAAAAATAAAAATAAAAAAATAAAAAATAAAAAAATAATTTTTATAAAAGGAATTTTTAAAGTGCCTACACCCTACACGCCTACACTAAATAAAAAAAAATAATAACAACGGAAAGCCCCGCCCAGCATGTTATACCATCAAGATTATATAATTAAGTTTATAAAATTATATAATATCATCTAGAGTAAAAAAGGTGTAGGCACTTTTTTGCCTACACTCAAAAATTATAAAATGGAAAAATGGAAAATCCTGCCCATTAAAAACCTTATAGGGCCTGTTTTTACCCCAAATATTGATATATAAGGTTTTTACTGGGCAGGATTTTCCA